GTAATTGTCGCTCCGAGTATTTTACAACAATACCATGTTGATTTGACTTGTCTTTGAGTCCGTAATGATGAATCCGCGCAATGCGCTGCACATTGCCAGCAAACTCAACCTCAGCACTGTTTTCACGGCCACTGGCTTTCATGTACCGGCTCGTGCGCAGCTTCTGAAACATCGCCCTTTTGATTCGCCCCTTCTTTGCCCTCAGCGGCTGACGCTTTCGTGCCTGATAGGGTGAGCCGTCCGGGGCTTTCTGCTGTTTAATCCGTTGCTGTTGCGCAGTTCTGAGCTGCTTTGCAATTTCACCGGCCAGTTTCCGACGCCCTGCAGGTGACAGGGAAGCAATCAGCCCGGCGAGCCGATCGTCAAAGGGTTTTAAATCACTCATCCCACTTGCTCACCAGTTCGCCGTTGATATACAGCTCTTTTGGCGGGGTAACGGGTTCAGGCAGTGGCGGCTCCGGGGCATAGCTGACATGCAGTGCGCCGTTTTCCTCTTTGATGATGGTGCGCTCGGTAAGCTGCAGGCTGATACTGATATCAACGTTGTCACCGTCGTTTAAATCCATCTGGAAGCGATAGCCTTTTTTCCGCCCCTCATCGAGCGTGCAAATATCCGGCTGGTTTTCCCTGAGCCATGCCGCCACCGGCACAAAAATCAAATCCGGGTCGCCGACAAAATCACACACGATCACATTCAGGGTGTAAATCTTCTCGTGTGATAGCGAGGCCGCGAGGCGCGCATCGATATTCCCCTCGTCGGCAAAGATGCGCATCATTTCCGGGTTGGTTTTTAGCTGCGGTACGGCGTCAGTTAAAGCCTTGCGCAGGCTGCGTGCTTTCTTCATCGATTTTATCCTGACACTCTTTGATGGTTTCGACCTTAATCGCGCAGGCGGTGAGCGCCAGCTCAAGCCGCCGAATATCCGCACTCAAATCACCGTTAGTGGCGGGGTCGCTCCCCGGCATCGGGCAAAGACTCACTTTCGGGCAGGCGTTGTAAACAATGAGCGGCGGAGGCGCAGCCCGTTCGGGTGTGCAACCGGCGCACAACATCAGGAAGCTTATCGCCAGACCACTGGCGCAACGTTTCATTTTCACTCATTAGCCTCGCTATAGTTTCTTCACGCTTTGCCGCTATCTCACCGGCAGTAAAGAGCTCATTACCGAGCCGCACCTGCGCGGCTTCGAACAGGCTGTACATGTGGCTGGCCATTGCGATGATAGCGCAGACAGCGGTCTGGAAATTGTCTCCTGCTACTACGGCACCGGGAGTGAAATCCCTGGGCTTTCGGGCGTTTATGAGTCGGGCGTTAAAGGGATCGGCGTCGCTCTGATGAATGACAAGGGCCAGCGAATTACCGGCGCAGGTGGGGTCTATTGCGATTCACGCAGCACACCAATTGGCTTCATATCCACCGACGGCCATTTAACCTTTGATTTTAATATCTCGCTGGAGCTGGTCAAAACCGATCCCGTCGTCGAGTCCGGAACGCTGCAGCAAAGCCAAACCGAATTTGGTATTGGGGTGTTTGGACATGAAGGTATTGGCTCACCCAATCATATTAACTATGCCGGTGATGTGAATCTCAAAATCGTCACCTGCTCGGTATCGCCAAAAAACCTGACCATTAATCTCGGTGATTTTCCGGTCAGCGACTTTACCAGCGTCGGTACACTTTCATCGCCAGCGCAGGAGTTTAATGCCACGGTAAACTGCGACTCAACCGTCCAGCCCGAGGTAAAAATCACCAGCGCCAACGGCTATGAATCCGGGCTCGACGGGGTCCTTAAGCTTACGCAAGAGAGCGGTATGGCAACCGGGGTCGGCGTAAGAATGCTGTTTGACGGCAATATCGCCACTTTCGATCAGTATGTTCAGACCAGCAGAGAGGCGGTAGCGAACCAGACGATGGATATCCCCTTCCAGGTTCGCTATATCCAGACCCGCGACGAGGTCACGCCAGGCCCGGCCAACACCGTTGCCACCATTACGCTCGCCTATAAGTGATGACCATGAAAAAAAGCCTTTTGCTTCTTAGCGTCGTACTCATGTCACAGGCGTACGCAGACGAAATTCAGG